CTGCAGCGCCTGAAAAGGAACCATTGTTTCGTAATCTTCGGCAAGGTGTGGGCTTTGCACATGGTTGAGATTGTTCAGACAAGAATGAATACGGTTAGATGTTTATGTATATAATTTTTTATTATTATTTTAGTTGTACTGCCAATTGTTGCGCATGGTTGTACATGATTTGATATTGTTGTTTATGTTCGTTCATGCGATATTGAGTACAGAATAAGTACATAAAATACCAAAGTGATGAGTACAGAAAACTAACATGGCAATCAGTGACACAAAGCTTCGCTCTATCTATGGTAAACCATATTCTGGGCCTGCTGAAATTACGGATTCTGACGGGCTTGGAGTTCGCATAACCCCCAAAGGCGTGATCAGCTTTCAGTTTAGGTTCCGATGGGAAGGAAAGCAGAACCGAATGGGGCTTGGGCGCTACCCAGCGCTGACGCTGCGCGATGCCCGCAATATCGTTGCAGACCTGAGGGAGTCGGCAGACAAAGGCATTGACCCCCGAACGCTGGCTGGTGCAAACAAATCCAAGAGTAAGCCAACGGTAAAGGATTGCCTGGATTACTGGAAGGAAAATTACGTTGACGTAACGTTAAGGGCTAAGACGATAGCGCTTTATAAGTCAACGGTTATAAAGCACATGCGTGACGCTTTTCCCGGTATTCCGGTTGAGCATATCCCAGTCCGCTTGTGGGTTGAGAGGTTTACCGAAGAGGAGAAAATCAATCCTCGCCGAGCCCGGCATTTATTGATACAGCTCAGGTCCGCCATTGGTTGGTGTACGCGGCGACAGTTCGTTAGCACAACCGAGCTCATGCTTTTGCAGCCGAAAGACATCGGTGTTAAACCTGTGATTGGAGAGACCACACTCAGCTATAACCAGCTTGCCAAAATTTGGATGGCTATAGAAAGAAGTCGAGGGTCAACTTCTAACCGATTGCTTCATCAATTGCTAATGCTGTACGGCGCCAGGAATAGCGAACTTCGGCTGGCTATAAGGGGTGAATTTGACCGAGAGGAGGGGTTATGGGTTGTTCCGGCAGAGAAAAGCAAAACCAACAAAATTATCAGGCGCCCAATTTTCTCCGCGGCAGATGATTTGCTGAAAAAAGCTGAAATGACGTATGGGGATATACTTTTCCCGGGCGAGGACCTGAAAAGCCCTATAACTATTTCTGGTGCAAATAAATTTCTGAGAAGAATCAAAGACTCGTTGGGGTTTGGTGAGTTTACTTCACATGATTTCCGGCGCACCTTGGCAACCCGACTATCCGAGGAGGGGGTTGCCCCGCACGTCATCGAAAAAATGCTGGGGCATGAGCTGGGCGGCGTGCTTTCTGTCTATAACAAGCATGACTGGATTGCCGAACAGAAAGACGCCTATGATCTGTATGCTGAAAAGATATTTTGGCATATCAGGAAGATTTCTGGTTGACACCCCCGTTTAAGATCCACTCCACAATAGCAGAGCGCAGATACTGTTTAGGGTAGGTCCGGACCGGTTTGGGGAAATTATAGCGCTCGGTGTATTTCCGGATGGTCACGCGTGAAGATACTCGGATCATCCGCATCGCCTCTTCCTCGTCAATCATTTCAATGTCTACCATATTTCCCACCTCACACCACAATCAGGCCACGACAGTGGCGCCACAATTCAAATTCTCTTTTCATGTCGCTAACTCCGAAACAGCCAGGCAATGGCGAACGCACAGCCGACGATGCTGAATGCCGTAGGCCAGTCCATCACTTCACCTCAATCATCGCAGCGCGAAAGTCTTGCTCCAGCCGCTGTTCAGCTTTAATTTTTGCCCGGCGCAAAATAGCCAGTTGTTCGCAGATTATTGAGCGAGCCCAGAACCATGATTTGTGCGCGACTGTAGCCCGTCTGTACCAGTCTGATTTTTTATCGGAACGCTGAGGCATTTGGTCTTTAATTCTATCCAGCGTCCTGTTTGCCAGCGAGAGTCCGCGCAAGTGATCTTCAGTTGTTACCAGGGAATCAAGTTTAATACGTCCATTTTCGAGTGTGGTGCTCATCGCTTAGCCTCCCGGATCAGATGTTTATAGGCCCGCAGCGCGTGATGTGTCTTCCCGCTTAAGATCGTTTTCATAATGAAAAAACCGCTGCTCTGGCTGGTAATTTCAGGCGTGAGGAACAACGCGACATCAATCGCCTGGTTGTGCCGGCGGAACTCAAATACGGTGCTGGTGACCGTGATGACTGATACCGACCCTTGATCATTAAACTCAACCTTCACAATGTTTTTCCTCCCATCCGACAGCCTGAAACAGCCCCATTTTCGGGTGATACCAACGGGCCCCACGTGGTTCGGCTTCTGCCATCATTTGGCGGAATGCTTTCATAAAAGGTTCAAACTCCACGATCGCCCGGCGAGACAGCAAACCATCAGGCGTCATGAATTCGTGTGTATCGGTTGGGATACGGTATGCGTTAACAAGGTTTCGACACTTGGCATCGGTCATGCCGCTTTTTGCGACCACCTGGCGATAACCGACATACCCGGCCCGCATATTTCCACGCTTAATGTTTTCGACAGCTTCGACTACGGTTTCCACCTGTTCTTCAACCTGGTAGAGGCGTCGTTCCTGCTCAACATTCAGCAGGGCCATTTCAGCGATCAGCTCTGCCTGCGATTTTGGCCGGGAGCGTTCTTCTTCCAGCTCTTTCCAGCGATCTACCAGTCTGGCGGTAAACTCGGGGCTGAGTTGCGCGACCACAATGATGCTGTCGCGTTTTCCTTCTTCACCTGAAAATTTGTAAACCTCGTCATTGACGGCAAATCCTAAGTTATTGATTCTTTCGAGAACCTCAATTTGAGGAGACCGGATAACGTCCTTTGAAGCCAGTGTCACAATCGTACGTTTCACGTTGTCGTGGCGTTTTTCTACCAGCTCGGCGATCTCAAGGCTGGTCATGGATGGTTTGTTAGTGATCAAGTTATTCATCATCATTCCCCTCAATGCATAATCGGTGCTTCTGGCACACCTTCGATCTGGATGTGTTCGATAAAGCTCTCATGGAGGAGGTTAAGCCCCTCCCGGCCAAGTGCTGATAACCTGAACCCAAATTCTTCGTCAGCAATAACCATGTCCTGATACATCCGCAGCGCCAGCTGCTGGCCAACCTCTGACCCATATTTCTCGATTGCCCCCAGCTCAATATGGTTGGCGAGTGCAAAGCGTTCAGGTCCCGGATAGATGCTAATGGCGCCATGCTTGCTGGAACAGATAACAGCAGTTTCAACACCGCCAGTATCATTCGGAACGTCGACAGTTCCGTTTTTCTCCAGCTCCTCAGTGATGAACACGGCAGCCAGTAGCCAGCGCCAGAGGATCAACTCTTTTTCGATATTGAGCGTGATCCAGTTGCTTTCTACCGCTTCCATGATGCAGGCCAGAATTTCCATTCCATCGGCAAGGTGTTTGTCATAGCGACCGTTATCCAGCAGGCGAACAGCAGCGGAGTAGCCAATCACCCTGTTTCCAGACCGGATCCCTGTTGAGGTTGGTTCCGGGTTAAGCATGTTGTGAAGCATTGCGCACCTCTGCTGGTTTGCTGGCCTGAAGTTCTTCGCGCTCTTTCACGTAGCGGTCGTGCATGGCATCCCACTTTTCGCACCACTTCTGCATTTCTCTTTTGCGGGCGAGGATGCGACGCAGCCGGCGAACGGTGCGCTGGTGGGCGTTAAAATATTCCAGGGTGACGGCGCCACGTTGCCAGCTACTCAGTTCTGGATTCAGTGGATGAATTACCTGCACGTCCGGATAACGCTGCTTGAAACCAGAACGCCCAAAAGCTCGGGAGGTCATGAAGAACGCCAGGTAACGAATTGCGGTATCCCGGCTGAAGCACCGCTTCATGCGTCCGTGGCGGATCGCGGCGAACAGATCACCAACTGGCGTTGGGTGCTTTTGCAACGCCAGGTCAATGGCGCTGACAGTTCTGTTGTCAATCATTTGTCTTTCTCCCGGTTATAGGTTTCATGACTCATAACTTCCCAGTTCCGGCCATCGTCTTTCGATAACAGGCGCCAGCGTGGGTTAACCTTCAGGCTGAGGTAGCCGGTGCGGCGCATTCGCCGCGGGAATATCCGCCGGCGCCGATACCGCAGCAGGACCTGCAGCGCCTGCAGGTGAACCCTCTCAGGAATTCGTATCGCTGTCAGTGCCACCAGCTACCTCCTCAAATCTCAGTTCCATTTCGCGCGCCATTTCGATAAACGTGGCCAGTGTGCAAATGTGCTCGTCGTCGAACAGCTGGCGGTCGCATATCACCCTCCCGTTCTCGATGTGCACGACTACCCGCCCGGTAAAATCAGGGAGGACATGCAGATCCACGTTCAACACGGGGCGGGGGATCAGCACACCCTGATAGAGCATTGTTTGCTGGTTATTCATTGCCGGACTCCGCAGTAACTGGTTTCTGCTTTTTGACGAACTCCACCAGTTCAGAAATAAGCTCGTCGATTAACTCTTTCCCGCTTTCTGTGAGGAATTCGCCGCTGCCATTAACATCAACAGAGTTGCTGTAAATTCCCTTAAGAGCTTTCACACCTTCCACATTTCCGTATTCACCGAGCGCCAGTCGCTCGAATTTCCGCAACAATCCATCAAGAAGAATCTCAGTTAATTCGATAGTACTAATCCCACCCTTGTTAAGCTTAATGACAAGTAAGTTACTGCCAGTTTTTCGCTGGTGGCGTAACAAGGCTGCTTTTAAAATACGGCGGCGATAGGTAGTAATTAAGTTACTCATCTAATTACCCCTTCTTTTGTGTTCTTCGTTTTGTTGTACAATCTTTTCCTCTTTTTACATCCATGAATAGACCTCGCCAGCAAGGTCATATGCTAGACCTAAAACCCCATCAAGTTGATGGCAGTCAAATTCCTTGTGATGTGTGAAAATTGTCTGCATAAGGAAGTTAAGTTGCTCAGCCTTAATGGTGACGCACTGAATATCTTGGCGGCGCTGAATGCTCATGATTATCTCCCATAAGCTTTTTTTAAAAATAAAATTGCGATATCCCAGTAGCCTGCACTACACATCATTTTTGCTGTCTTAAAGGCATCTTTATTTTTCACGACGCTCTCCTGAATAATGAATATGAAGTCCCGCAGAATTTAATCTGAAATTAAATGGTTTGGTGTTGTTTACTTGTTATTTTTTACTGCTTGCTCTTCGATAAGCCAGGCGCATACATCACCAGTAAGAACCCTGAGCAGCGAAGATAATGCCTCAATTTCGGCGCAATCCATTTTATTAGGGTATACCTCCATCATGCGGCAGATTATCTCTGCCTGATGAGCTTTCTCTGCCGCCTGCTCTAACGAAATTTCATGCGCCATCATTGCCACCTTTTAAACCAGAAAGGTATGATGCAGATTGAGCGATTTTATTTGTGGCAATTGCCAGTTCTGCAAGGTCAGCAATAATACAGGAAAGGTTAGTTATTTTTTCTTTATCAACCTGGCTCTCTTCCATAAGAGAGAAAACATTAAGGCTGATATGATTTATTGCACTTAATATTGAAATTGTTTTAGAGTCGCAGTCGACCGCGATACCATCATAATCGATATCAGTCGCACGCTTATCAAAACGGTAGTCTGGAATATCTACTAATTGAATGAAGTTTTTAGTTGTCATGATAATCGCTCCGTTGAATTACTTAAGTTGTAATTAGGATGGATCGGATCTTTGCGATAGTCAATGACTAAAGTAATTTATTTTTTATCTCTTAGGTATTTTATTGTTTAGCAAGCAAAAAAAAGACCGCCTAAGCGGTCGTTCTTCTATGTTGAGAGTTATGCGAATCGTTTAAAGGCTGCCGACTGTTTGACCAGCACTTTAGCTAAAACGTGAAACTGATCTTCATCACATGCGTCTATTTCCCAAGGGCTGTAGAGCTTGTTATCTGACAGAACGACAAGGCTATTCTTCTGCATTTGCAGGCGTTTGATATGAATCGTTTTGCCAAACACGAAAACATAAATACCATCACCTTCAAAGTGATTTACTGATGTATCCACGAAGATGTAATCACCTGGATCAATCGTACCTTCCATGCTATCACCACGCACGGTGATCACCTTGATAGATGATGCTGGACGACTTCCAAACATGCTTCTTGCATATTCTTCTGTGAATTCAATTGCTTGCACTGTCTCGATGAGCTCAGAAGATAGGTATACTCCTGGACCAGCACTCACTTGAACATCAAGCAAATCGACTCTGTAAATCCCAGGATCAACAGGTCTTTGTTGCCTGTAGACGGTTGGGAGATCATTGGATTCATTATCATTCACGGGCAGCTCACCTGAGGCGAGCCATTCAGGCCTGACATGTAGTGCTTTAGCTAATTCTACAGTTTTCCGTGAGCCTGAGGCCGCGCCAGAAGTTAGTTTCCAGATACTGGATTGCGACATTCCTACAGCGGCAGCAAGGGAAGCTTGGGTAAAGCCTGCTGCCTTCATTGATTCAACCAATCTTTCAGCAAACGTTGTTTTCGACATGTTGGCTACTCCAAAAGTTGTTAAAAACTTAACTCACTGAACGCGATAAGTCAAAAAGTAATTATTAGCCTTGAGGTTTACCTATTCAATCGCTAAAGTAATAATTAATTACTAAGGGGGTTTTATGATTTCTGAGCCTATTGATAAAGCAATCAGATGTACAGGAAGCCAGGATGCGCTTGCAAAACAATGTGGTGTGTCCCAAGCAACGGTATGGAAATGGCGCCACGGGAAAAGAGTTAAGGCAGAGCATGTATTGAAAATTGTGGCTGCTGCTAATGGCCAAGTAGCGGCATATGAAATCAGACCTGACCTGCCCGAGCTATTCCCGCACCCAACGCAAGGTGAGTGACATGGCTCGACAATGTAGGCGAGGCATGAAGTGACACCAGATAATCCGATTACAAATCAAGCGCTGGTGAGCTGAATGTTTCCAGAAACGGGCGGTATTAAGGCGCTGGACAGGCTGTATCACGATCCTCGGGGTATTGTCGTGCACGTCACTGGGTGGGATCGCGAAAAGCAGCAGGTTTATTTCACCAGACCGGGTTATCCGCATGAATGTATGCAGCCCGTCTGGAAGTTTCAACAGTACTTCACGAGGGTTTTGGTATGAGCATGGATCTGATGGTTCAGGCTATGAAAATTAAGGTCGGAAACCCTTTGCGCAAATTGGTTCTTCTTAAGCTGGCGGATAACGCCAGTGATCTCGGGGAGTGCTGGCCGAGTTACCAGCACATTGCTGATCAGTGTGAAATTAGCAAGCGTTCGGTGATGAATCACATCGAGGCGCTTTGTGAGTGCGGCCTGATAAAAAAAGAACTACGGACAGGACCAAAGGGTAATTCCAGCAACGTTTATCAGCTCAATTTACGTAGTGCAGGAGATTCACCAGGGGGTAGTGCAAATCGTTCACTACCTGGTGCAGCAGATTCACTAGCTGGTGCAGGAGATTCACCAGGGGGTAGTGCAGGAACTGCACCCAGAATCAGTCACTCTTTTGAACCAGTCAATGAACCAGTCAATGAACCTATAAAACATACTGGCGCTTCGGCTATCGCCTCTGCACCGGCTCGTTCTGCAAAGCAGGATTATACCTCTGAGTTTGAGACAGCCTGGGAGGCATACCCCAAACGCGCTGGTGGCAACTCCAAGGCTGCAGCCTTCAAGGCGTGGAAGACTCGTCTGAAAGACGGGGTTTCCTCTGAGACCATGCTGGCGGGCGTTAAGCGCTATGCAGCCTACGCCCGTGCAACCGGCAGCATTGGTACCCAGTTCGTCAAACAAGCGTCGACGTTCTTCGGACCCGATCGGCACTTCGAAGAATCCTGGCAGGCGCCATCAGCTTCCGGAGGTGGGCATAACAGCACTGTCGCCCGCCTGTCTGGACTGGGGCGCATGTCCGACGATTTTGGCGAATCTGGTGAGAACCTGAATTTTTGAGTGAGGTGGATATGTTGGATTTGAATCAGCTCAAAGAGCGTGAAGACCTGATGGCGCTGCAGGTAAAACTCGGCGACGAACTCGCTTTCGCCGAAGAACACACACTCCCCTGGGGCTTCGGGGGATGGAACTCGAACCATACCAGCCCGGCGTCTTGCCCGGAGCATGGAGACTATGAACAGTTCACGCTGGTGGGCAAAGATTTTCGCGGTGCTGAGACTTTCAAACACTCCCGCTGTCCGGCCTGCATCCGGTCGGAGCAGGCCGGAGTCAAATCCAGCCTGCGCAAACTTCACGTAACCAGCCTGCTGAACGACGCGGGTATCACTCGCCGGTTTGGTGATTGCGAGTTTGAAAATTATCTGGGGATCACCCCTGAAGCCTCCCGCAACCTCGCGGCCTGCAGGCGTTACGCCGACAACTGGCCGAACGTTCTGGAGGCCGGGAAAAGTCTGGTGCTGACAGGCAGCTGCGGCACGGGGAAGAATCATCTGGCAGTCTCTCTGGCGAAAAACATCATCCGCAACCATCTCGCTAGCGTGGAACTGACCGACGTAATGCGTCTGACTCGCGCCGTGAAAAGCACCTGGCGCCACAATGCCGAGACAACAGAAGAGAGTGTGCTGGATCACTACGCTTCGCTGGATCTGCTGATTATCGATGAGGTTGGTGTGCAGTTCGGAAGCCCGGCAGAGATGACCATCCTTCACGAGGTGATTAACGCCCGCTATGAAAGCGTTCTGCCAACCATCCTGATCAGCAATCTGCCACCTGAGCAGCTGAGAGAGTTTATCAGCGACCGTATTTTTGATCGTGTGACTGACGGTGGGCGCAACTACCTGGTATTCAACTGGGCAAGTTTTCGTGGGAATAACGGGGGGCATGCATGACACCCGTCTGGCGTAACGACGAACTTGAAGAGGCGGTCATCGGCGCATTGTTTTTACGCGGAGATGATCCTGAGGTGCTGGATGTTCTCTCCCGACTGCCTGCAAGCACCTTCTCAGTTCGTCAGTATCGGGAAATTTACACTGGTATCTGCCGACAGGCCCGCGGCGGCGGAGTAATTGATCCGTTACTGCTTTGCGAGTCGTTGCCGGCACTCCAGACCACAATTCTGGCAGCCACCCGTGTCAGTTGGGCGAAATCCGCGTTGTTATCTTACGTTGATGTGCTGCGGCGCAATGCTGGTGTACGTGATGCCGAAGCAGCACTGGAAAAAGTGCTGGAGCAAATCAGGAGTGCCAGAAACGGAGAATCAGCCCTGGCCGCCCTTGAAGCTGCGAAGCTGACTGTATCGGCGATCGACATTTCAGCAGATACCGTCCAGCCCGTTCACATCTCCGAACTGCTCACCGCAGTGGCGGACGAAGTTGAATCGCGGAGCCAGGGGAAAGAAGAGACCAGGTGCCTGCTCACTGGCATTGAGGAGCTTGATGCTATGACCGGCGGCATTGAATCGACAGATCTGGTGTTTATCGCCGCGCGGCCATCCATGGGCAAAACCGAGCTTGCACTGGATATCATCGACAAGGTTTCCGCTCAGGGCCATGGCGTGCTGTTTTTCAGTATGGAGATGTCGGACACGCAGATCACCAAGCGCATGGTCTCCGCTGCAGGCGGGATGTCGATGTCTCGACTGAAAGCCGTGGATAAATTCGAGGACGAAGACTGGGCGCGATTTTTTAACGGCATGGAGCGAATGTCCACCCGCAATATCTGGATCACCGACGCCACCGGCCTGACTATCGACCAGATACAGCAAACCGCCACGCGCTACCAGATAACGCATCCGGAAATCGCGCTGGTGGTCATCGACTACCTGGCGCTTATCAAAATTCAGAGTGCTGCGCGGTACGATCTGGCCGTTGGCGAAGTATCCAAGGGGCTTAAAAACCTGGCTAAATCCAATAAAACCCCCGTCCTTGCGCTGAGCCAGCTGTCGCGCGGTGTCGAATCCAGACCCAATAAGCGGCCAATGAACTCCGATATGAAAAACTCGGGGGAAATTGAGGCTGATGCTGACTTGATCCTGATGTTGTACCGAGATGAGGTTTATAACCCAGAATCGCCTGCAAAAGGAATTGCCGAAATCAACGTGACAAAACAGCGGAATGGAGAACTGGGGACTATCTACCGTCGGTTCTACAACGGTCATTTCCTGCCAATTGATCAGGAAGAAGCTCGCCAATGCTCAACGCCGCAACCAAAGGCACATCAACGCCGTTACACGAAAGCGAGCCGGGCTGGCCATGAAGATTTTTAACATTACACCAATGGGCAAGCCGAGGATGACCCGGGCAGACAAATGGAAACAGCGGGAAGTGGTCATGCGCTACCGGGCATTCTGCGATGAGGTCCGTCTGAAGAACGTTGCTATGCCGGAGCAGGGCGGACACATAACCTTCGTGGTTCCCATGCCAAAGAGCTGGAGCCAGAAGAAGCGAGTAACGATGAACGGACAGGCACACCAGCAGAAACCAGACGCCGATAACATGATCAAAGCGCTGATGGATGCTCTGTTTACTGATGACGCACATATCTGGGATTTTCGTGTAACAAAAGTCTGGGGTGAATCCGGACAAATTTTAATTTCTGATATCGGAGAAGTGGCCGCATGAAACTGGAAGCATCGTTAAAGCATTTTAGCCCTCAGGGCATGCATATCAGCGACGACGTGAAAAGCACATCGCCAAATCGACTGACCGGAACAGATGTTATGGCGGCCATCGGTACCACCAGCAGTCGTGCGCGCTTCGGCCTTGCCGCTTTCCTCGGAAAGGCTGGTATCAGCAAAACGGACGAACAGCTTGCAATTCAGGCGCTGGCGCAGTTTGCCATCAAAAACGCTCCTAAAAATGTCCGCAAAGCCGCTGGTGACAAGCTCGGCGCCTGCATGTTGACGCTGGCGCAATTTGCCTTTGCGGAATACTCACGTTCGGCGGCCACCAGAGCAACGTGTCAAAGCTGCAGCGGTACCGGCTTTATTTCCCGCCATGAAGATGTAATTAAGCACCCCGGTATTTTCGATGCTGACGGTGTCGAAGTGAAGGCCCCAAAGATTAGAAATGAACTGGTGAAAAGGGTCTGTGGAGTGTGCAGAGGAAAGAAAGTGATCCATGCGCGATGCCGGTGTGGTGGTAAAGGGGAGGTGTTAGATCGCAAAGCGACCAAAGAACTTGGCGCACCGGTTTTCAAAACATGTGAACGCTGCTCTGGTAATGGCTTCTCTGTTGTACCCTCTGCGACGGTACACCGCGCCATTCTGAAGCGTCTCCCGGATCTCCATCAGTCTTCGTGGTCACGCAACTGGAAACCGTTCTATGAGGGGCTGGTGGATATGCTTCACAAAGGAGAGAGACAAGCCGCAGCAGAATTTGAGAAGGCTACCAGTTATTAATGTGATCGAAACAGATGGCTGCAATTTTTTGAACGTTAGTGTTGACTTTGCATAAAGTTGTCCTGTATGCTTTCAATCGTGGCATATAGCGCCTGAGCGAAACCAATCATCAAAACCCTGCTTCGGCGGGGTTTTTTCGTTTCTGGAAGATGCCGCTCAGTGGTGGGCGAACCGGTTTGAACCCGGTGGTGCTGGTAACGGTAGGGGTTCGACTCCTCCATCTTCCGCCATATCCCTCCATCTAGGGGCCTGATGTATCTCATTAGCGGGCCTTCAGGTAAAATCAAAAAAAAATCTCAGGATGCGAGTGAGGTCGAAATGTCAGATTTGCCCGATGACTATTTTCTGGATGCTGATGATGAGCTCGTGGATTTTCTGGAAAAGCAGGGAGAGGATTGTATTCGTGAGATCACGCAGTCGAATTCCCTGAACAAAGAAAATGGCTATAAACTGCTTAGCATCCTCATTGTTGGCATTGGCTCCTCGTTTCTCCTTCTGACGCAAAAAGATCATCCTGATTTTTTAAATGCTGGCGTGGCTATTTTTACTCTGTACTGGACGTTATGCGCCGTTTATTTGGTTTTAAGGGTGTTATCCGTTCAGACGCGGGCATTAATTTCAACCTCTCCTGACGTACTCTATACCAGGGTGTACAAGACCATAACCGGGAGTGACTATGAGACTCTGCGAGCCAATGGTTATATCGGTGGAGATAGTGCTTTATCGGTGATGAGACGCTATAGATTGAAAAATCTTTGTCAGACGGCAAGCGAACTTCAGGAAGCAAATATACAACTCAGAACCAGACTAACCAGAGTAAGGCTGGCATCAATCCTTACCCCGGCTTTATCCATTACCGTTTCGGCACTGGTGTATTTTTTCTTGTGAGATTCTGGAGAGAATCACCAATTGTCGGGGCAGAATCACCAGTTATTGTCCGTCCCATCGAAAAATCCCTTGGTGGAGGCGCTTTGGTATCCGACTTATTTTGGGTTGTTGGCTGAGGCTTATTTTCACTGATTGGTTTATTAGACTCACTCATGTAATTCTCCATGTTTGATGTGGTTACTTCTGGCGATCTGACCATACCAAATGTAGAGATATGCTGCTATAGGGCTGCAACCATTCACAGGCTGCGAACTTGCGTGGCCTTTTTTTATCCGCGCCACGCCCGGCGCATAAAACCTGCAGAGCTTTTCGGGGTGAGCCTTTGGAATGGTCGTGTGACTGTTCTGCAGGGCGACCACTCCGGGCGAAGGCTCACCTCAAAAGGATAGTCACATGAAAAAAGTCATCATGGCCGCTATTGCGGTCGCTTCGCTGTGCCTGAGTAACACCGCTTCGGCTGCGGATGTCGTTATCACTACGGGTCAACAGGGCCTGACCTATAACGCGGTGTACGGCGTTAATCTCGCCAGCGCACTCAGCGAGTATGGTTACAGCTCGACGGTGATCCCCAGTAAAGGCTCTCTGGACAATCTCGACAAGGTCGCCAGCGGTACCGCCCAGATCGGTTTCACTCAGGCTGATGCTTTCCAGTTCTGGCGCAGCCGCCACAGCAACGAAGCGCAGAAGGTGGACATCATCGGCGAGCTGGCTGATGAATGCGTTTTTGTCGCGGTGAAGAAGGGCGGCAAGGTCAGCGATGAAGGTGATTTAAAGGCAGGTGTGAAAATCGCGGTCGGTGAGCCCTCCAGCGGATCGTATGCATCCTGGCAATATCTGCAGGGGCTGGAAAAGGATTACGCCAAAGTAGAGACCTATGCCAAAGGCGGTGTGCGCTCGCTGGCGAAAGTCACCACTGGCGAGTATGACGCCTTCCTTTGGGTATCTGCGCCGGACCGGTCGAATAAGTTTCTGGAGGCGGTTAATCAGGAAGGCAGCGGCCTGACGATGATCGATATGAACGGCTGGCACGTTGACGATAAATTGCCGAACGGGAAGCCGGTGTACGAGATAAAAAAGGCGGTTACCGAATCCGGCTGGCTGAGTGATTCGAAGGTGAAGGTTCCCTGCACTAAGACGCTGGTGGTCGCCAATACCGATGCCGGTGATGACATGCTGGAAACGGCCTCGACTGTCCTGCTGAAAAACCTGAGCCGGGTACTCGGCACCAACGGTAAGTAATCATGCTGCGCAGGCTGTGTTTCTGGGCGCTGTTTGTCGTTCTACTGTTCGTAGCCTGGCGGGTGGCTGGCATGCTGATGGATCTGGTTCTGCTGGTGGTTATCGTCGGGGCGCTGGCGGTGTGCTGGCCAATCAGAATAAAAAGAGGCTGACGGGCTCAGCCTCTTTAAGATAAAGATCAGCGCATGATCAATACCGCTTCTTAAAAGTATTTTTAAGCTTTTTCCTGTCCTTGGTGTAAGAAACGAAAGAAAGTACAGCGACTATAAAAAGAACTACCGCCAGTGCTAAAATGAGTAAATTTGCCATGCAGGTGTAATCCCTTGAAATGTATGTGGGCATTTTGTTTTTTTGTGGGGAGGATTCTATAGGGAGGGTAAGAAAAATCCTAATCAATAGTTTTGGTAAATTTATAATTTTAGATGATTTTTTATTGTTGTTATTGAAATTATATTTCATGCATTGATTATGCATAATCCGACTGATTATTGAATCTTAAGGAAGAAGTTAGCGCACTGGTATCGCAGCATGTTGACTAAGTGAATGTTGCATAGCTAATGTATGCGCGTGGTGAATCCCCCTGTGCGGTGGGGCGACCAGTCACTTACAGTGATCTGTAAATGCAGCGCGGGCCATGTCGGCTGGGACATGCTCACCGGGAGGCACCCGGCACCACGCAGTACTACTAAGACATTTGGTAGTGGGGTTGCCGTTTCGGCTTCTCCAGCTATGTTTAAAAGGTAGTAACGGAAAACGAGCGCTCTCCTGGTAAATTGGTAGCTCGGACTATTAGGTGCGCCTCGAACCGTTGAAGAATCAGTATTGCCTACCTTCTGCCCGCCCCTCTGAGCGGGCTTTTTTTCGCCTGATTAAGGCATTGCTACAAACCATAAGACATTTAAGGGCTGCGCTTTAGCGTGGCCTTTTTTTATTTTCAGGGTCGCGGGTATCACCCTCGACGCTTTGTTGGTAAATCAGCCCGACGGCCCTGACCTTCTCACACACAGCTTCCCGATCTTTCATCGGAGGCGGTAACTATGGCTAAGCGTATGCAAGACAAAGAGAGCATTGCCGGGATGTCCTAGCTGGTTCTGCTGATCATTGCTTGCTGGGGTGGACTTGTCCGCTACCTGATAGATGTGAAGCAGAGCAAGGCAACATGGAGCTTGATCAATGCTCTTGCCCAAATGGTGGTTTCAGGGTTTACCGGCGTTATTGCTGGCCTGGTGAGCATTGAAAGCGGACTGAGCATTTACATGATTCTGGCAACCGCGGGGATAAGCGGCGCGATGGGTTCCGTAGCGTTGACCTATTTCTGGGAACGCCTGACGGGGATTAAAGATGCAAATCAGTAATAACGGTATCGCGCTGATTAAGCGATTTGAGGGTTGTAGATTAACCGCATACCCAGACCCTGGCACCGGTGGTGATCCCTGGACGATTGGCTACGGCTGGACGGGAAAAGTAGACGGAAAGCCTATCAAGCCCGGAATGAAGATTGACGACGCAACGGCGGATCGCCTGCTGCGCACTGGCGTAGTGAGCTTTGACCAGGCGGTAAGCAAGATGCTCAAAGTATCCGTCACCCAGAATCAGTACGACGCGCTTGTGTCGCTGGCCTACAACATAGGTACGCGAGCGCTATCGGCCTCAACGCTGATGAAAAAGCTGAATGCAGGTGATGTGAAAGGCGCTGCTGACGCATTCCTCAGTTGGAACCGGTCAGGCGGCAAGGTAATGGCTGGCCTCACCAATCGGCGCAAGGCAGAGCGAGAAGTCTTTTTATCGTGAAAACGGGGAACCTATGAACTATCTCATTAACCGGCTGAAAGAGCCGTCAACCTGGCGCGGCATCATTTTGGTCATTGCTGGCGTATTTGGCTACCAGATGCCGCCGGGCATTCAGGAAACCGTCATCGCAGGCGGCGTAGCGCTGGCTGGCGTTGTTGGCGCGGTGATGCCGGACAGCGTTAAGAAATGATCGCGCGATAGGCATTACAGAGCCACTTCAAGAGGTGGCTCGATAATGTCAAGGCGAGGACAAAATTATGGCAACACCGGACTGGGAGGCCATCGAATCGGCATACCGGGCCGGAGTCCTTAGTCTCCGTGATATAGGTGATAAATACGGCGTTACTGAAGGGGCTATCAGGAAGAGGGCTAAAAAGTTTGATTGGGTACGCAAGGCCAGTACGCAGGTACGCAAAAATGGTACGCAAAGTGGTACGCAAAAGAGTAAGGCGCGTACCAGCGAAAAGCCTGCCAGCTCTGGCCGTACGCAAAAAAGTACGCAACCAAAAGCCGAACCTCCACCAGATACGAAACCGATACGCGGGGTGCGTACCGATCCACCGACTAACCCATTTCAACCCGGCAACCAGCAGGCGTTAAAGCATGGTGGTTACGCCCGCCGCCTTTTGCTTAAAGATGAGGTCATTGAAGACGCGAAAGCGTTGACACTCGAAGACGAATTATTTCGCCTTCGGGCTAACAACCTTGTCGCCGCAGAGAATATTGGCCGGTGGTTGACCAAGCTGGAAGATGCTGAAGGGGACCAGGAAAGAAAGGTGCTGATGGAAAATATCAGCGCCGCCGAGAAGGCGATGATGCGCAATACCGTTCGTATTGAGTCCATCGTCGGCACGCTTGCGACGGTAGGCAAAATATTTGCTGATACAGACTATCGCAAGGCTGCTACTGATAAGGTGTCGCTGGAGGCCGATCGTCTTCGCCGTGATGCAGGTATTGATGATGGCAACGGAGAGCGTGACCTCAATGACTTCTACTCTGACATTCAAACCGACGCTGAATCCGGTCCTGCGTAGCTTCTGGACGACGCAGGCGCGTAACAAAGTGCTTTATGGTGGCCGGTCATCGTCAAAATCATGGGATGCCGCTGGTATCGCCATATTTCTGTCGAATAAATACAGCCTTCGCTTTTGTTGTGCGCGTCAGATCCAGAACAAAATTGAAGAGTCGGTGTATACCCTGCTCAAAATTCAGATTGACCGCTTTGGCCTGCGTCATCGTTTCCGCATTCTGAACAACAAAATCATTAACCGGGTGACCGGGTCTGAATTCGTGTTTTATGGGCTCTGGCGCAACATTGAAGAGATTAAGTCTCTGGAAGGTATCAGCGTTCTGTGGCTTGAAGAGGCCCATGCACTGACGGAATACCAGTGGAAGATACTGGAGCCTACTATCCGCAAAGAGGGATCAGAGTGCTGGTTTATCTTTAACCCCGGACTGGTGACTGATTTCGTTTGGCGTAACTTTGTGGTCGACCCGCCAGAAGATACGCTGATACGCAAAATCAACTACGATGAAAACCCCTTTTTGTCCGACACCATGCTGAAGGTTATCGAAGCCGCTAAGCGCCGGGATCCGGATGGGTTTAAGCACGTCTACGAAGGCGTGCCAGAGTCGGATGATGATGCGGCCATTATCAAGCTGTCATGGATTGAGGCGGCCGTTGATGCCCACAAAGTCCTTAATTTCGAGCCAAGCGGGCGTAAGCGTATTGGCTTCGACGTCGCCGATAGCGGCGCCGATAAGTGCGCTAACGTCTATCGCCACGGCTCCGTCGTGTATTGGGCGGATGAGTGGAAGGCGAAAGAAGACGAATTGCTGAAGAGCTGCCAGCGTACGTATCAGGCAGCACTGGAGCGCGATGCTGATATCGTCTACGACTCAATCGGCGTTGGGGCATCTGCTGGCGCGAAATTCTCAGAAATTAATGAGGATCGTAAGCGCGAAAACATGAACGCATCCCGCATCAACTATCAGCGTTTCAACGCTGGCGCTGGTGTGAATGAGCCGGACTATGAATACATTGGCATCCCGAACAAAGATTTTTTCGCCAACCTCAAAGCGCAAGCCTGGTGGCTGGTAGCGGATCGCTTCCGTAACACCTTCAACGCGGTAAAGAACGGCGAGCAGTACCCGGTAGATGAGCTGATTAGCATTGACTCATCCTGTCCGCTGCTGGAAAAGCTCAAGCTGGAACTTACCACCCCGCACCGAGATTTCGACAAAAACGGTCGCGTGATGGTGGAAAGCAAGAAAGACCTCACCAAGCGTGACGTACCATCGCCGAACGTGGCCGACGCGTTCATCATGGCGTTTGCTCCAACCGATACGGCAATGGATATCTGGGAAGCGCTGGGAAACAGCTAAATACCTGGAAATAACCGTTTCACGCAAAATTCACGCTATTCATTTTTCGACCCTGTTTATGCATGTTTTATTCACGCGCTTTTAGCCACTTAACCCCGATAAATAAGCCTTTGGCGGACATTTCATCATGGGAGGGATCCGGCTGGTGCGGGTAACAGTCATTATGTTAAATCGGGTCGTTTTTTAACAAATTATCCTATCCGCCACGAGTACCGAAAAAGCCGGAGAATAGTCACCATGGCGAAGAAAACAGGACGAGTCGCCACGGCGGATTCGTACGATAACTTTGTTGCCCGTGTAGGTATGCAGCAGCCTAACCAGCATGCCGCATCGACCTACAGGGCGAACTATACCAGCCGCAACCGCCTGCTCATCGAGTGGGCTTATCGTTCCTCCTGGATTATTGGCGCCGCAGTCGATTCGAAAGCGGACGATATGACCAAAAAGGGCGTGCGGATCACCAGTGAGATAGACCCGAAACGCCGTGGCATTCTTGAATCGCGGTTCGATGAGCTTCAGCTTTGGGATTGCATCAACGAGACGCTGAAATGGTCCCGGTTGTATGGCGGGGCGGTGGCGCTGATTCTGATTGAAGGTCAGGCACCGCTGACGCCGCTGGTGCTGGATAAGGTTGGCAAGGGCAGCTTTAAAGGTCTGGCTGTACTTGACCGCTGGATGATTAACCCACAGCTCACCAGGCGCATTAAGGCGCTTGGCCCTAACCTCGGCAAGCCTGAATTCTATGACATCGTGACAACGGCGCAGGGGCTTCCTGCGTGGACTGTTCACCACAGCCGACTGATCCGCATGGATGGTGTGAAACTGCCCTACCAGCAGAAAATCACCGAAAACGAGTGGGGTATGTCCATTGTCGAGCGCATCTTCGATCGTCTGACTTCCTACGATAGCACCAGCGTCGGCGCCGCCCAGCTTGCCTACAAGGCACATTTGCGAACGGCAAAGATTAAAAAGCTGCGTGAAATTATTGCCACGGGCGGTAAGGCGTTTGAAGCGCTTATCAAGAATATGGAAATGGTCCGCCAGTACCAGACGAACGAGGGTATGTCCCTGTTTGATTCGGAGGACGAATTTGAAACACATTCCTATTCTTTCGCGGGCCTGTCTGACCTGCTTAGCGAGTTTAAAGAGGATATCGCGGGTGCTGTTGGTATTCCTCTTGTCCGTCTGTTCCGCCAGTCACCGAAGGGTTTTTCAACCGGTGACGCTGACCTCGCGAACTACTACGACGACGTGGGAACGCTTCAGGAGCGAGATTTACGGCCTCACATCCGCCTGTTATTCGATGTACTGCATCGCTCAGAGTTTGGCGAGCCGTTGCCGCAAGATTTCACCTTTGAGTTTAACCCCCTGTGGCAGATGAGCGACACCGATCGCTCCACGGTGGCGACCAACACGACCACCGCCCTGGCAACCGCGGTGCGTGATTTGGGAATGTCGCCGGCTGCTGCTCTGACCGATTTGCGCGAACTGTCTGACGTTACCGGCATCGGTGCTTCAATTAGCGATGAGGATATCCAGAATGCGGCGAAACAGTGGCAGGAGACTGAATCTGAAACCAGCCCTCCGCCGCCGATCGGAGGTCCAGTATCAGAAAAGCCTACTGGCGATAGTCGACCAGATAAATCAAATCGTCACGGGTTCCTACGATGGTTCACAGGCAAGCGCTGAGAGCATTGCTAAATCGCTTGTTGACTACTCCGGGGTGATCGACGACTGGGCCGAAATGGTCGGTCGAAAGATGTTTGCCCAGGTGGAGCGTGAAGAGTGGAATCAGTGGCGTTCTGTTTCGGAAGAAATATCCGCTGGTCTGCGTGACGTGATTAGTAACACTCCTGTCGGCATGGTGGCACAAGACATCGTTTACCGGCAGATTCGCTATATGAAGTCTCTGCCATTAGAGGCGGCCGGACGTGTCAGGGAGATTCAGGAGCGTGCGATACAGGCTGTCATCCATGGTGAGCGTCCCGATCAGCTTTACGAGATGATCATGCAGTCCGGCGACGTGGCGGCCAGCAGGGCGCGGATGATAGCCCGCACCGAGATAGGGCGCGCAACTGGCGCGCTGACTCAGGCTCGGGCGCTGTCCGTTGGTTCTGAGGGGTACTGGTGGCGCATTGAAGGTGCAGGCACCAGGCCATCACACCGAAAAATGAAAGATAAGTTTGTGCGCTGGGATAGCCCGCCAACGCTCGATGGCATGACCGGACACGCCGGGTGCCTGCCTAACTGCAAGTGTTGGTCGGAAGTGCAAATACCTGACCCTGTAAAATAACAGGCCGCCAATGAGCGGCCTTTTCAATGCCCGCAATTCAGCAGGTAACCCATGAAATATTTCTTTAAAACCCGCCTGGGCAATACTCGATTTCAACTTGCTGATGGGTCAGTCCTGTTTAAGGACGTCCCGATCGCAAGGACTGGTGAGCAGGTATATGGCGCTGAGGAGCTGCCTGACCTGCAGCCTGATAGCCACGGACTCATAACCGTACAGCGCACGCCTGAAGAAGTTTTCAGCGAGCGCACTATCGCATCGTTTGAGGGTATGGCCGTCACGATAGGCCACCCCAAAGACTTCAGCGGAAACATCATCTTCGTCACGCCAGAAAACTGGCGGCAACTCTCTAACGGGCACATCCAGAACGTTCGCCGAGGCGCGGGTGATAAATCAGACCTGCTGCTGGCGGACGTCATTGCCAAAACGCCTGAGGCCATTCAGGCAGTGGAGAACGGCGACGAAGAGGTGAGCTGCGGTTATGACGCTGACTACCGACAAATCTCGCCGGGCATCGCAGAGCAGTACGCGATAACCGGTAATCATCTGGCCTTTGTCCCTAACGGGCGGGCTGGTTCACGTTGTGCATTGGGAGACGCTATGCCGAGCACTACTAAAAACTGGTTTAACCGGCTGTTGAAGGCCCGTAAAACCAACGATGCCGCCGAAATGGCGAATCTTATCGACAACCCGCCTGATGATGTCACGGGCGATAACGATGTATCGACCTCTATGACGCCCGGCGGAGTGATCATTAACCTTGCGCCGCAAAATCCGCTTCCCGGCCCGGCATTGCCTGGTACGGGTGATGCAGAGGAAGACGTCCCAGCCTGGGCGCAGGCCATCATTGCCCGTCTGGATAAGCTGGAAGGCATGGAGCGTCAGGAAAAATCGACTGGTGATGAAGACCCGGAAGAGAAGGACGAGAAGGAAGGCAAAGTAACCGGCGACGCCGCTTACCGCGCTGACCTCATTCAGCCAGGCATCCAGTTGCCAGAAAAGGCGAAGCCGACAGCATTCAAGCGCCAGGTGCTTGCCTCTGCCGATCAATCTCTGGTGCGCTCTATTGTCGGTGATGCCGATATCAGCAAGCTGAAAAAAGCCACGGTGGATATGGCTTTCACGGCTGTTTCTGAGCTGGCGAAAAACCGCAATACCAAAACCGTCGACAGCCTGCAAACGCAGACTGCCACCACTGTTAAAACCATTGCCGGTATGAATCAGGCCGCGCAGGATTTCTGGTCTAAACGAGGCTAACCAATGGGTAATACATTTCTTTACCGGATGCCAGCGGGCATCGCCGGGGCAATTTCTCGTCCGCAGGATCTGACGGTTGAACCTCAACTGCTGGACTCCTCCAACCTTTTCCCCGCTTACGGCCTTGGCGGCAAGATTTCCTCCGGGAAATTTGTGCCAATCGCTGCGAGCGATACAGCGTCGGTGCTGGTGGGCATTTACGTTCGTCCGTATCCGACCGCCAGCCAGCCGGATAAAGTCCAGCAGGTAGGCAGCGGTAAAAACTTCACCGGCGATTGCCTGGTACGTGGTTACGTCACGGTAAACATCGGCGTGGATGCATCCAGCGTTGCGCTGCATGGCCCGGTCTACATGCGAGTGGCCACACCATCCGCCTCAAGCCCTCTCGGCGCGTTCCTTGCCGCCGCTGATGGCTCGAATACCGTCCAGATCACTAACGCTTACTTCAATGGCCCTGGCGACACCAGCGGCAACATTGAGCTGGCCTTCAATATTTAAGGAAATCGCAAATGCCAATGACATTTGACCAGGCGACAGTCGACGGCACTGGTGCCTTTCTTGTCCATGAGCTGGAGCGTCTCGATCAGACACTGAATCTGCCGCTGGTGAATTTCACCTGGTCGCGCGATATCCAGTTGCGTGAAGACGTGTCTATTGCTGATGAGATCAGCTCGTTCACTAACACCACTTTTGCTGCTGCCGGTACGCCGAATGCCAACGGCAAAAACTGGCTTAGCAAAGCCGCGACCGCGATGGCTGGACTTAACGTCGACATCGCAAAAACTGGCTTCCCGCTCACACTGTGGGGTATGGAGCTTGGCTGGACCGTTCCTGAATTGCAGGCAGCTGCGCAGGTTGGTCGCCCGATCGACACGCAGAAGTACGACGGCATGCAGCTGAAGTGGAACATGGACACGGACGAGCAGGTTTATATCGGCGATTCCGGTCTGAACGTTAAAGGCCTGCTGAACCTGGCACAGGTAACGCCGACCAACGCCGCGAAGACCTGGGCGACCTCCACCGCTGACGAAATCCGGGCGAGCATTAATGCCGGGTTGAGTGCTGCGTGGGCCAACTCAGCTTACTCCATGGTACCGACGGACCTGCTGATCCCGCCGGAGCAGTTCTCTCTGCTGGCAAGCACCATCGTATCCAGCGCTGGTAACCAGTCCCTGCTGACCTATCTGGAAACCAACACCATCGCATACCACCAGAACGGGCGTCCTCTGAACATCCGTCCGGTGAAATGGGCGAAAGGTCGTGGCGTGTCGAACTCTGATCGCATGATGTTCTACACCAACGACAAGAAATACGTTCGCTTCCCGATGGTTCCGCTGATGAGCGTGCCGATCCAGTATCGCGGCCTGTATCAGCTCGTAACCTATTACGGCAAGCTGGGTGCAGTAGAGCCGGTTTATCCGGAAACTCTGGCCTACGTCGACGGCATCTAACCTGCGGCGGCCCGAAAGGGCCGCTCATGAGGACTTGCAATGAAAAAGATTTACGTACTCTCCCCGTTTAACTTCAACGACGGCAAAGAGCAAAAGCATTTCCCGGTTGGCTTCCACGACGTCGATGACACGGTTGCTGATCACTGGTTCGTAAAAGCGCACTGTTCACCGGATGGCGAAGCGCCAGCGATTGCAGAAGACCCGCGAATTGCTGAGCTGGAAGCAAAAATCGCCGAGAAAGATGCGCGTATTGCTGAACTCGAAGCGCAATTGCCGGAGACTACCAATAATGGCAAGAAATCAAAGTCTGCCGACGCCTGAGCAGTTCAGGGCAACCTTTCCGCAGTTCGCTGACGAAACAAAGTACCCCACGCCAATGATCCAGGCTCGACTGAATTTTGCTGATGCCCTGCTGAGTGAGTCGCGCTTTGGTGTGGATATCTTTCCCTACATCGTCGGGCTCTATGTTGCGCACTACATGTACCTTTACGCCGCCGATATGCGTGGTGTAGCTGTGGGTACTGCTGGTGGCGTAAATAGCGGCATACAGACCGCGAAATCAGTGGATAAGGTTTCAGCCAGTTATGACGCAAGCGCAACCCTGGACCCTAATGCCGGTTTCTGGAACAACTCCCGTTACGGATCGGAGTTCTGGGAATACCTGATGATGTTTGGTGCCGGAGCGGTTCAACTGGGGACGCCGGAATGAAAAGCGGGCTCACAATTCGGGAAGACAATTACAGTGTCGTTCTGGATGCGCTGAAACAGCTGTCAGGCACTGATGTACTGGTTGGTATCCCGGCAGGTCCTCCGCGCGATGATGCGCCGCTGAGCAACGCTGAGCTGGGGTATCTCCAGTCCACCGGGGCAACCGTAGAGATAGACGGTGAGACCGTTACTCTGCCGCCAAGGCCATTTCTGGACATGGGTATTGAGGATTCCCGGGATAAAACGACCGAGCGTTTAAAGCTGGCCGCTCAGTCTGCGCTTGAAGGTAAGGCAGATGTGGCGTCGATGCATCTTGAAGCCGCAGGCCAGATTGCGCGTGATGCCTCAAAGGCTGTCATTGAGGCAGGCGATCGTCTGACCCCACTATCTGAAAAGACCATCAAGAAGCGCAGAGAAATGAAACCGCCTATCCCTGGCGACAAGCCGTTGCGTGCCCGCGGATTCCTTTTCAGAGCGATTCAGTATGTTGTGAGGAAAAAATAATGCCGTTTCTCGATGTGACTGATGTTCTGCTTGATCCGGACTTTGTCGACCTGTCTCTGGTGTGTTATCGACAGGTGCAGACGGTGGACGAAGATAATTTTCCGACCAATACCGCGCAGGCCATTCCGTTCTCTGGTGTCGTAACCGTCGATCGCTCGCTTGAGGCTAAGCGAATGGCCGCCGGGCAAAACATCAATGGCGCCATCCTCATCGTTACCCAGTTCAGGCTAACTCAGGGGATGCCTGCCAGTGACTCAACGCCAGAACTCGACGCTGATATCGTTTTATACAGCGGCAGACGGTACCGCGTGACCTTTGTCGATCCGTACACCCGATACGGTGCCGGGTTCGTGCAGGCACATTGCGAGCTGCTGGAGTTTAACGGAGGGATTCCCGTTGAGTAACGACAGCACAGAGCCTGGGTATCTTACCCCCGTTGGGGATGCTCCTGATTACGATAAGGAGCTGGAAAAGCAACTGAGTCGCTGGGTAAGAGGCGTGACGGGGATTGCGGTTAACCTGGTGTTGCCCCGGTTTACCGATCCCCAGTCCAAAATACCACCGAACGGTGAGACGTGGTGCGGGTTTAACTTCTCCACGCTCTTACGCCCCGGCACTCCTGCAAATGTCCAGGTAAGCGAAGAGCAGAGCGAACAATGGTCATGGGAGAGCATCCAGGTGCTTTTCTGTTTCTATGGCCCCGGCGGTTCCGGAATGGCCACGCGGTTTCGCGACGGAATGTTTGTAGATCAAAACGCAGATACGTTGCGACGAATCTCAGGTTTGTCGCTGGTGAGCGCTGATGATATACGAAACCTCCCCGAATTGATCAACAACCAGTGGGTGCGCCGGTATGACCTTGCCGTGACCCTTTCCCGCAAAAACACCCGTACCTACAACGTTAAATCTGTCGTTGACCCTAACGTCACGATAGTTACCGGAGACTAACATGGAAAAAGGGCTTCCCCTTAACCGTATCGCTAACGTGACGGTGACGCTTTCTGCTCGGGCCGCGCAGGGGCGCAATTTTGGCTCAATGCTCATCCTGGGCGACTCAACTGTTATTCCGATTTCTGAGCGGCTGCGCCTTTACTCCAGCGCTGATGATATCGGCGATGACTTTGGTGTAGACAGCCAGGAGTATGCAGCGGCTGTTATCTGGTTCTCCCAGCAACCGCAGCCGACTCTTGTGTATGTCGGTCGCTGGGCGAAAACGCTGTCCACTGGCGAAACAGGCAGCGCAGAAAGCCTCCTGCAGGCGGTTAACGCTTTGCTGGACTGGAATTCATGGTATGGCCTTCATCTTGCCGTGCCGGTAGCTGATTATCCTTCCGACACCGACATTATCAGTGTGGCGGCGGCTATCGAAGCCGCGAGTGTATCCCGCATCTTTGGCGTTACCTCGGCTGATTCAACGATTCTTGACGCGGCTACCACGACGGATCTGGCTTCCAAGCTGAAAGCAGCGAAATACAGCCGTACCTTTATCCAGTACTCGACCAGCAGCCGCTATGCTGCGCTGTCCTCGTTTGCGCGTGCGTTTACTGTTGACTTCACCGGAAGCAACACGACGATCACCCTCAAGTTTAAACAACTGCCGGGCGTTACCTACGAAACCCTGGGCACCTCGCAGGCTAACAACCTGGAAGCGAAGAACTGCAACGTTTACGTGTACTACGAAAACGATACAGCGATTCTTGAACAAGGCGTTATGGCAAACGGCGATTTCTTCGACGAGCGCCATGGCCTCGACTGGTTGCAGAACGCCGTACAGACGGCTGACTACAACACGCTCTATACGAGCACAACCAAAATACCCCAGACCGACGCCGGTACCACAACCCGTATCGCCAACATTGAGCTGGTGCTCGATAAGGCTGTGCAAAACGGTCTCTTTGCGCCGGGTAAATGGACTGGTGGCCCGATTGGCCAGCTCAATACCGGCGATATGCTGACGAAGGGCTATTACACCTGGGCAGAAAACGTTGATGACCAGCTTCAGGTCGATCGCGAAGCGCGGAAAGGTGTGCCAATTCAGGTTGCCGGGAAACTGGCCGGAGCCGTTCATTACGGCACCGTCGCAATCACGGTCGTGCGCTAAGGAGCCATAGATGTCTACGTATTCGTTTCTTGATGTTTCGGCCTCTCTCGCAGGGCCTACCGGGTTAGTTGAGCTTGGCTACGGCTCAGCGAACGCCGAAGAGGGCATTACTGTCACAATGACAGAGGCAAAAAACACCATGACCATCGGCGCCGATGGCGAGGTGATGCACAGCCTGCACGCCGGAAAGAGCGGCACTATCACGGTAACTTTGCTGAAAACCTCCCCGGTAAACAAAAAACTCTCGCTGATGTACAACGCACAGAGCCTGTCCTCGGCGACGTGGGGCAATAACGTCATCGTCATTCGCAACAAAGTATCAGGTGATACCACTACAGCGCGTTCTTGTGCTTTCCAGAAGCAACCCGATCACGCTAACGCCAAAGTCGGCAATACGGTCTCCTGGGTCTTTGACTGCGGCAAGATTGATCAGCTGCTTGGGGAGTTTTAACAGATGGAATTTGAAATCAAAGGCGTTAATTACCGAACCGCAAAGCTCGATGTTTTCCAGCAATTGAAGGTAAGTCGCAAATTGCTGCCGGTGCTGGCCGGACTCGTTAGTGAATTTTCCACGCTGAAAGCGCAGGCCGCTGCGGGTAACTCTGGTGCAGTGCTGGAAAGCGTACTGCCGAAAATTGCCGATACGCTGGCCGCGCTGCCTGATGAGGACGTTAACGCGGTGATTCATCCGTGTCTGAGCGTTGTTATGCGCCAGCATGAAAAAGGGTGGGTTAAAATTTTCGATCAGGGCGCGCTGATGTTCGACGATATCGACCTGTTCACGATGCTGCAGCTGGTGGCGCGGGTGGTCGCCGACAGCCTGGGAAATTTTTTGAAAGAACTCCCCGGCAGCGGGACGCCTACCCAGCCATAGGTCCTGTCCTCGAATCCATGCCAGAAGGTGAGGATTTCCTGATGCGCCCGGTGGATGCCGGGCTCATCTCTTACACCGCCCTGAAAGATGGATCAGTCGATCTGGCTGATATTGCCCGTATGAATGACTGGCTGGACCTGAAAGCCGATAACGAAAACCGTATAGCGAAATGGAGAGAGGCTAATGAACGCTGAAACGCTCAAGGACTTTCTGATCTCGCTTGGGTTCAAAGTTGATGAGGCTGGCGCCAGAAAATTCGATGCCGTCGTTGCCGGGACAACGCTTAAAGCGATTGAACTGGGCGTCAAAGTTGAGGCGGCGGCGCTTTCCGTCGTTGCATTCACCGCGAAAATTGCCAGCGGTCTCGACGACCTGTACTGGGCCTCTCAGCGCACAGGCGCGACGGTGGAGGGCATTAAGCAGATTGGGTATGCGGTTAGTCAGGTTGGCGGCAGTGTCGACGGTGCCCGCGGCTCTCTCGAAAATCTTGCCCGGTTCATGCGTAACAATCCCGGCGCTGAGGGTTTCCTGAACCGGCTGGGGGTTCAAACGCGTGATGCCAGCGGCAACATGCGGGATATGGCGACGATCTTTACCGGCGTCGGCCAGCGTCTTAGCAGCATGCCGTATTACCGCGCGAACCAGTACGCTCAGATGCTGGGTCTGGATGAAAACACCCTGATGGCAATGCGTCGCGGTATCGGCCAGTTTAGTGGCGAATACACCGCGATGGCGAAGGCGATCGGCTATAACGCCGATGTGGCCGCCGTCAGCTCCAATAAATTCATGACCTCGCTGCGCTCCTTTGGGCTGATGGCAGGCATGGCGCGGGATAAAATCGGCTCCAGTCTCGCTGATGGACTTGCTGGCTCTCTGGACAGGCTGCGTCGCCAGATCCTGGAAAACTTCCCGAAAATTGAAGGCGCGATAACCGGTACCGTGAAAGGCATTCTCTGGGCTGGCGAGATGGTAGGCAGGGTAATTTACCGCCTTATTCAGCTGGGTCAGAGTATCAGCGACTGGTGGGACTCTCTTGATAAGCAGTCGCAGCAGCTGATCGAACTAATTGGAGCGCTAACCGCAGCGTGGTGGATGCTCAACCGCGCTATGCTCGCATCGCCGATTACGTGGGTTCTCGGTCTTGCCGCTGCCATAGCTTTGCTATGGGAGGATTACCAGACCTGGAAGGAGGGCGGTAAGAGCCTCATTGACTGGGGTAAATGGAAGCCTGAACTAGACGCAGCACTGAAGATGGTCGGTGACCTGAAACAGACTGTCCTCGATCTCGGAAAAGCGCTGGCAAAGCTGCTCAATATCGACCCTAAATCCTGGTCTTTGAAATGGGATTTCAGCAACTTCATTACCCAGATGGGTGAGTTTAGCAAGATGCTGAGTATGATCGGCGACCTGCTTAACGCTATCAAGGACGGTCGCTGGTCGGATGCTGCAAGCATTGGCAGGGCTCTTCTCAAACAAGGCAGTAACCAGCCTGATGCGCTGCCCGGCGTTTCTGACAGTGCCAATAGCGCTGCTGACTGGATAAAGGATAAGACAGGATTTGACCCGCGCAGCATAGGCCGTTTCTTCCGTGGCGAGGGTAATACGCTTGCAGATCGCAACAATAACCCCGGCAATATTCGGCCCGTAGGCGGTGGTGGCTTTCGTGCGTTTGGTTCTGCGCTGGAAGGCTGGGAGGCCATGAAAAACCAGCTCATGCGGTACTTTACTGGTAAAACGACCGGGCGCCGCCTGCAGACTATCATGGATATCGTCAGCACCTGGGCGCCTGCTGGCGATAACAACGATCCTCAGTTGTACGCCAAACAGGTAGCTGGCTGGATGGGCGTTTCCCCTGATGCCGTATTGAATCTGAATAACCCTAATACGATGGCTTCCCTGATGCAGTCTATGGCGCGTAAAGAAGGGTATTCAAATTGGCAAAGCCCACTGGCTCGACAAGCTGCAGGGGCGACGATTAACCAGGAAACGAACATCAATATCCATGGTGTATCCGATCCACACGCTGCCGGGAGAGAAGTTGCAGATCGCCAGTCCGGTGTTAACTCCAGAACGCTTCAAGAATGGCAGAGAGGAACAGGCTAATGGATATTCTCTCCACGCTATTTCATCTCCAAAGTCGGCGTATAGGAATAATCATTCCGGATGTAGTCGTATCTGAGAAGCACAGCGACACACTGGAGATCACAGAGCATCCCGTCGAAAGGCCAACATCATCCGGTACAGGTTCCGTTTCTGACCATGCATACCGACGACCATCAGAGGTAACTATGGAAGTCGGATTTGCTGGTGGTGGTTCGTTGCTGGATTTCGCCGACACTACGACGTTGGGAATAAATCTTGGGCTAAGTCCCAGCGAAACCTACGCGCAGATCATCGACATCCAGCGGAGCAGAGTTCCGTTTGATGTGGTAACAGGCAAGCGGCTGTACAGCAACATGCTGATACGGGCGATTGAGGTGACAACGGACAGGACTACCGAAAACGTATTGTCGGCGGTGCTGACGCTACGAGAGGTAATCATTACCCAAACGCAGACCATCACCGTTGCTGACAAAACCGACATGAAAGAGGGCGTTAATACCTCTTCAGTGATTAATACGGGCTCAAAAGCACCGAAGGCGCAGAATGAATCGCTTCTTAGTTCTGGCTGGAAGCAGTTTAAGTCAATTATCGGAGGTGGTTGATGGTTATCAGCGAAATATCACTGACTCCGGATAATCAGCAATTCGGTATTGTGCTGGAAGGTGTTGCGTATCAGATACGGGTTATCTGGCGCGAGCCGTGCTGGATACTCGATCTGATGGATGTCAGCGAAAAGCCCATAGTCATGGGGATTCCTTTAGTAACCGGTGCGGATCTCCTTGCTCAATATTCCTATCTAAATCTGGGTTTTAAACTGGCGGTCATTTGTGACGACAGTACGCAGGATTACCCAACTCAAACTGATCTCGGCACTGGCAGTCATCTGCTGGTGGTCACGGAGTAATTATGTCTCAAAACTGGATGCGTCATTTCGAGTTGCAACTGCTCGATGATAAAGGACAGGGCATTGCCCTGTCTGATTTTAAAGTGGTATTCGATATTCAGAAGATGGCCCAGAACAGCTTCGCCAGCTTTGTAGGAAACTTTAAGATATACAACCTTACTCCTGAGACCTGCAACCGTATTCAGGGGCAGGAGTTCTCTAAAATCAGGGTTATCGCCGGGTATGATGGTATCCCGCCAACCGTTGATGAGAGCCTGGTTGGGGTGGTTCGTAACGTCACTGCAGGTGAAGCATCACAACCTGACGGCACCAACTACGGAATGATCTTCTCTGGTGATATTCGTTTCACCATTCAGGGGAAAGATAACCCGACCGATAGTTGGATTATGGTGCAGTGTATCGACTGCTGGGAGGGACATCTTGCCGCTCAAACGACTGTTACGCTTGCAGCCGGTTGGACGTGGACAGAGTTTCTCAATCAAGTCGCCAGAGATTACGCACCGTACGGTATCACCCTGGGGCGTATTCCTGAGCTTCCTACGGCAGTGTTCCCTCGTGGCAGAACCATTTTTAAAGCCAGTCGTGAGGCGATGGATGACGTTGCTCGCCAGTGCAAGGCCAACTGGTGGTATGAAGACGGGCAAATCAACATGCTGCCCCCGGATAAGTATCTACATGAGGCCATTGTGTTAAATGCTGACACAGGGCTAATTGGCATGCCTCAGCAGACTATGGGAAACGGGGTTAACATCCGTATCCTTATTAACCCGAACGTTAAGCTGGGTGGTCTAATTCGGTTGGATCAGGCGTCGGTTTATCGTACCGCGCTCTCAGCCGATGAAATTGGTAACTCTGCCGGGTGGATCACTGAGCAGGACAATAACGGCAACCGAACAGTAACGGGCGCTGTAAGTCAGCAGACAGCCTCTATTAATACCGATGGTGATTACATTGTCGGCAGTATCGACTATCATGGCGATACAAGGGGGCAGGCCTGGTATATGGATTTGCTATGTATTGCCAAAGGTTCTGCTGATCTGCAGTCGCAAGCAACTTTGTCGAAGGTGTTTACTCGTGATTAAGAAGGCATTACTTGCAGTTTTATTGGCATCGCCTCTTTTGGCGTCTGCAAAAGGTATGCAGTGTGGTCCATTCAGGCTAGAAGCCGCTAATGACGGTTTCATGCATATCAATGGCCAGAAGCCTGAAACTCAAAAAATGACCTTTCTGAAGCAGAAGGATGATTACGATAACCTCAAAATGCAGTGGATGATGCCAGACAAGCAAACGGGGAGATGGCTAGGTTTTGATTACATCAAGCGTAATAACAAGGCCATCCTTAACGTTGAAGCGGTCCGTATGAACATGGATGAGCCGCGTGTTTTTGGTACCTACGATTGCTTGAAAGTAAAATAGGGCCTCAAAAGGCCCTTTAATTCACTCAACCAGTGTGCAATTTTTAAGCATTGGGGTTTTTACAATGTCACCATTTCCTATGCAGACAGCTTTAACAAACTGCCCCTGACGCAAGTTGGCTAATTTATCTTCTTCACTTTCAATGAAAGTGGCCTGTGGAGAATTGAAAGAGTTATTTACCGAAAACTCAACATATGCAGAGTCTGTGATATCAGTATTAATATTGCCGACTTTACCGCTAATAATTAACCATTTACCTTTAAATTTCTTGTCTGCTGCGACAGTGTTAGCACTGTAAGCATCAAGTATTTCTTTTGCTGAAAACTCAGCGAGGGAACTGACGTCTGGTCTTCCATTTGAGGGGGAGGTAGATGAAACTGATTCTGTTTCTGTATCGTCATAAGAATTATCTTCACTACTGCCGCCAAGCAAAATGATACTAATAACCAAATAAGCAATACCGATAATTCGTGCTTTTTTTGAATAGCCCTTTCTGAATAAGAACCATACAAAAAGGATTGGGAAAACTATTATTCCAAATAAAAGAAGGAAGCTAACCTTTCTTGGTTCCTGTTCATTTTTAAGTTGACTCGTTTGCTGTGAGCTAGAAATTGGTGCACCGCAGTTAGGACAAGATGTAGCAGTATCGCTAACTTCTTTAGCGCATTCATGACATTTTATTAAGGCCATTATAATTTCCTATATTAATAATAACTCATTGAAATCAATGTGGTATGGCGGGGCAATTTTACTAGCAATTCTAGATATTCACAATTGTAAGGCGCCGTAAATGTTGATTACATCCAACCACATTTAGAACAAATACATAACAGCCTCATGGCTTGAGCACTTGGAGATAGTATGCCCGTATCACTCAATTCTCAGGTAGCTGGTGAGCAGGAGACGCTTAACCAGCTAAAGAAACAAGTTTCCTCAGCGCTTCGCGTAGCACTACCGGGGACGGTTGAATCGTTCGATGCCGAAGCAGTTACCGCAACTATCCAATTAGGAATTCTTGGACTTTCAGACGGTGAGTCAACTGCACTGTCGGTGTTAAACGACGTGCCTGTTATGTTTCCTCGCGGCGGCGGTTGCTCTCTTACCTTTCCGGTGAACAAGGGCGATGAATGCTTGGTTATTTTTGCTGACCGGAGTATCGATTTCTGGTGGCAAAGCGGCGGCATTCAGGAGCCGGTAGACGACAGGATGCACGACTTATCTGACGCGTTCTGCATTGTTGGGCCGCAGTCACAGGCAAAGAAAATCAGTGGTATCAGTACCAGCGCCGTCGAACTGCGTAGCGATGATGGCGGTACGAAGCTGAGCCTTAATCCTTCGAGTGGTGAAATCAACGGTACCGCACCAGGTGGTTTTAATCTGAATGGCCTGAAAATCCTCGCGGATGGTCGCCTGCAACTGGTGGATGGTTCCATTGTCGATAAGCACACGCACGGCGGCGTTGAATCTGGTGGGAGTAATACAGATCCGCTTGGGGGATAACATGCGCTACCGTCGAGAAGATAATGACGGGGATTATACGTTTGGCCAGGGTGATGATACCTGGCTGATTAACTCTCCGGAGGCCGTCGCGCAGGCCATTAAAACGCGCTTCCTGCTCTGGTACGGCGAATGGTTTCTTGATACGACAGAAGGAACGCCCTGGATACAATCCGTCCTGGGAAAGCACAAGCCAGAAACCTATAACCTCGCTATTCGAAAACGCATTCTTGAAACGCGCGGGGTTAAATCCATCACCGACTTTAATACTACCGTTGACAGCCGCACCCGGCGTGTAACGTTTACAGCAACGGTGGAAACCATCTACGGGACAACGACAGTAACCTCGGAGGCGTAATGGCTCTGGACCTTGAATCTCTCGGCTTATCGGCAACGGTAACCGCTGAGGGGATAAGTGCGCCCGACTATCAGACCGTTCTGGACACCATCACCGGCTATTTTCAGCAGATTTATGGCAGTGATGCCTATCTCGACCCGGACAGCAAAGACGGCCAGATGGTCGCTCTGGTGGCTCTGGCCATTCACGATGCGAACAACACGGCCATTTCTGTTTACCGGTCATTTTCTCCATCGACGGCGCTGGAGGATGCATTAACCAGTAACGTCAAAATTAACGGCATCACTCGCCGTGCTGCGACAAACTCTACGGTCGATGAGTTGATCGAGGGTGAGGCCGGAACGTTAATCACAAACGGCTCTGTGAAAGATGCCAACGGCATCATCTGGAATCTTCCTGCTCAGGTGACAATTGGTATTGATGGGACGGTTATTGCTACTGCGACGTGTTCTGTTGCTGGTGCTGTGGCCGCCCCTGCCGGGTCAGTTAATAAGATAAACACCCCGACACGAGGCTGGGTATCAGTAACTAACCCGCAAGCGGCTACGGTAGGCGTTGCTGCCGAAACAAATGCTGAATTGCGTGTCCGGCAATCACAGAGCGTTGCTTTACCGTCTCTGACGCCGTTTGAGGCGATAGATGGTGCGATAGCAAATATCAGCGGCGTAACGAGACACAAGCTGTATGAGAACGATACAGATACCACTGATGTAAATGGCCTTCCTCCGCACTCAATCGCGGCCATTGTAGAAGGTGGTGATGCGACGGTCATTGCAAACAGCATTCGTGGTGTTAAAGGGCAGGGCGTAACACCCTATGGTAGTACGGTGATTGTTGTGCCTGATAAGTACGGAAACCCTCACCCGGTAGGTTTTTCAAGGCCGGTCGATGTGCCCATTTACGTCAAAATCACTATCGAACCCCTTACGGGCTATACATCCCAGGTCGGCGAAGAGATAAAAGCGGCTGTATCTGCCTACATTAACTCTCTGGCAATCGGCGCCAGCGTTCTTCTCAGTCGCGTTTACTCACCGGCTAACCTGGGCGTCGTTAGTGGAGGCAATGCCCGGTATTACGACATTACCGAATTGCTGATTGGGACATCTTCGGCAGGAGTGGCTGCGACCAATATCGTAATAGCTTTCGATCACTCCGCATCCTGCAGGGTTGCGGACATTAATCTGGAAGTGTCTGTATGAGTAAATACACTGACAGGATAACGAACTATCACGCAGGGAAACCTAAGTTTTTTGCACACATTGACCTCTCAACGCGACCGTTAATCGACGTTTCAGCCGCAATGACAGGCATGATTCAGGATTTCGAAATTGATACCGCCATCGGCCAGCAGCTGGATATTCTGGGTGAATGGATAGGCCGCAAGCGCAGGGTCAGGACGCCTATCTCTGGCGTGTATTTTTCGTGGGATACAGAGAAACTTGGCTGGGACCAGGGCGTCTGGCAGGGACCTTTCGATCCTGATGATGGGTTTCTTGACCTGAGTGACGAAGTTTATCGACTGGTGCTAAAAGTCAAAATTGCTATAAATAACTGGAACGGGCAGAACGACACATTGCCTGAGATTCTCGACAATGCCCTGACAGGATCGGGTATTCGTATGGCAATTGTCGATAATCAGGATATGTCCATTTCTATATGGATACTTCCTGACCCTACGGTTGTTATCAGTGAAATTGACAGGATGATTCTCGATAGCGCAGTTAATAAGGGGCCATTCATCGCATTACCTCCCGGTTACGTTCCATCTCGTTATGACCTGAATCCCATCGATCAGGTTAATGCTGAATTATGGTGGGCTATACAAAACGGATATATGACCGTTAAAGCTGCGGGTGTAAAGGTGAGGGAAATACAGATGCCGTCAAATGGTGGCTATTCTTTTTTTGGTTTTGATGTGGATAACGAATATATATCCGGATTTGACTCTGGTAACTGGGGAGAAGATTTATAATGCCTACCAATGATTTTAAAGCTTTTGCAACTGGAAACGGCGCAAACGTAATTTCTCAGGCTGATTATTTAGCCCTTGCTGCGTTAGTAAGCGGATTTTCATCTGGTAAAGCTTCTTCCACGCAGGTGAATAAAGCTCTCAGGCAGGCCACGGTAATGGCTAATGTCCTTGCTCAGTTTATCGCGGATTCAGCAAATGTAGATGTGCTAGATGACGGTAATACAGCAGCAATTCTTTCTAACCTTAAAAATAGTATGCCTGGCCGCCTTTTGGGTGTGCAAGTTGTCACCAGTAGCGCGCTGATTACTAAATCAGCCGGTGCAAAAAAATGGCGCATCAGAGTTCTGGGTGCGGGAGGTGGAAGTTCTGCCGCTCCGGCTACCGATGCTGGGCAGGTTTCAATAAGTAATGGTGGCGGGGCTGGCGCATATGCTGAGGGTATCTACGACGTATCAGCATTATCATCGGCCACGGTGACGATTGGTAGCGGCGGCGTGGGGGGCACAGCAATTTCACCATACGGAGGGGATGGCGGGACAACATCCGTAGGTACTTTTATCTCAGCACCTGGCGGCAAGGCGGGATTGCCAGCAGGACCGGCTATCCCTCCATTCCAGCCCGTGGCAAATACAAACTCAAATAGCCCGACAGGGTGGAATATTATAGGTACTTCTGGATCTGGTTCTGAGGCAGCTGTAGCTGTATCCACCAGTTACGCTGCCGGATCTCGAGGTGCAAATAGCCAGTTAGGGGTTGGTGGTTCTGTCCCGGCGATTAATATGCCTGCAAATACTGGTGGCGGTTATGGTTCTGGTGCATCTGGCTGTTCTAATGGCGTATCGCAATCTTTGAAACCTGGAGCATCAGGTCGTGATGGGGTTGTTATTATTGAGGAGTATGCATAATGGATAATAATGCATGGGCAGTTATTGATAGTGCTGGCATTGTCGTAAATATTATTGTCTGGAATGGGACGGAGGAATGGCTGCCGCCAGAGGGGATGACCGTTATTAATTGTGGCGATAAGCCATTTAGCATAGGAGGATCATATAAAAATGGCATTTTCACTCCTCCAGCGTTAAGTGAATAATTTATTATAACCCCTTGGTGAATCTATGACTCAATATAATACGGGAAACCCTGTCCCGTCTTCTGCTATGCCTGATATATGGGATAACAATGCAACAATTGATGAGTTTGTTAACTCACCTGAATTAACTCTGACAACAAGAACCGGAACAGAGCGCGACACATTGGCCGGGATTCAGAAAAAGTCGGACGACCAGCGTGTGCAAATGGCAGAGGATGGTGCTGCTGTTGTCGAGGAAACCCGGCAGAACCTGATCCCTCTCAGCCGGCAGTATATGACATTGGCAGCAGCGCAGGCGGATATCGCGAATATCCCTGAAGGTAGCACCACCTACGTTCGTAGTTCTGATGGAATTACCCTGGCTGACGAGTATATCAATAATTCAGGGATATTATCTGCCACTGGCCGGGTAATGATTTCAAAGGGATATATTGATGATCTTGCATCAAGGGGATTAATCTCAACTGAGCTGGATGATGGTCTCGATATTGTTGATGTTGAATATGACCCAGTTTCCATGCGCATGTCTAAGTTCACTATGCGTGATGGTCGTGTTTTTATCCCTTTGCTGCAATTATCTGAAAATTCAGTCACTGGAAATAATATTCAAAATGGCTCAGTAAGCTCAGAAAAACTTTCGCTGGATGTTCAAAGTATTTTATCTCAGGAACTGGACCCTGATACTGGGTTTTCAGAAATCAACTACGATCCGGTAACCAGACGTATGTGTTCATATACCACAACGGATGGACAGGTCTTTATTCCCTTGCTGCAGGTCCCTGAGAATAGCGTCGGGAACTCACAACTTTCCACAGAAGTTCAGCAGGTCATTCCACTGGACCTTGACCCTGATACTGGTTATGTCAGCGTCGACTATGATCCGGTGACAAAGCGGATGTCCAGATATGTGACGACAGATGGCGATGTATTTATTTCTCGTCTTCTGTTGGGTGATGACATCGTCGGCTTCTCAACGCTGACTGAAGATGTACAGAATAAAATTATTGCACACCCACAGGATGTTGTAGATGCCCGCCCGGATGCAACGCGCTCAACGCTCTCCGAAATCGCGGTGCGGACCAATGCACGCGACGGCTCTGCCTGGTCTCCGCTGCCGTCGCATGTGTGTAAGGCCGCATTCGGAATTAATGCGACCGGCACCGCGATTGAATACCGGCAGGCCAGCGGGCTGCTGTTCACCGGGAAAGCGCGGGCGGGCGTGTTTACGCCAGGCGCGGTGCCATCGCTGACGAAAAAAGGGCGGTTCCTCACCACCGCAGTTACCACGCCGACAGGGACGTTTGCTGTCGGTGATTACTACAGCTACGAGGCCTATAACACAAACGGAAACCTCTCCGAGACACTACCGGGCACCTGGGGCAGTCAGAGCCTGTACTGCGGCGACAATCTTGTCTGGAATGGTACAGAGTTCGTCATCCAGCGTGGGCCGGGCACCGGTGTGATTAAAATCGCGGACAGCTGGTATGAGGTGACTGCTGCTGGGACGTTCAACGGCATGGCGCTGCAGGCGCGGGACAAACTATTGTACACCGGACTGCAAACTGCCGGTGGTGCATCCATGACACCGCGCTGGGTGCTGATCCCTGCCGCCAGTGATGCGTTGCTGTACGCCGGTGAGTTCACTCCAGCTACGGGTTATCCGGCCAGCCCGCTGCGCAATACGGTGTATCAGGCCGACTCTACCGGTACTGTTTCAGGAGTGGTCTTCACCGTAGGGGATTATGCCCTGTGGGATGGTGCCGCCTGGGTACGTATTGCAGGGCAGACATCTGTCACTGTAGCGGCCGGTGGTTCCGTCAGCCTGCGATGCAGTCAGAACGCCGATGAGTGGGAGTTCCGTCGTGTCGATAAAAATATCGGGCCGGTGGGTATCCGGCTCCGGGCACAGGTAGCAACTACCATCCGTAAATCGCTGGCCAGCAAACTGCTGCTTATCGGCGACTCGATGTTCGGCAGCGGCACCTCAGGCGCGCAGGTGCTGGCGGCGGTGGGTGTTCCTGGCGAGGTGCGTTCGTACGGCGGATCAACGTCAGATCAGGTTCAGGGAATGCTGCGTCAGGAAATTCTGGTAAACGGTGACAATTATGCGGGGCAGGTTATTTGCATGTGGCACGGCCAGAATAATCAGCCGACTTCTGAACTTAATGCAGCGCAAATCCGGGAGAACTCACTGCAGATGGCCGGGCTGGTAGGCGCACGCGATGCCCGTTATGTCTTCCTTTCTGTGATGGGGCAGCGAACGGAAACGTGGAACGGTTCGCGCATCGTTGTGCAGCAGCACGAGGATCAGTTCGCAAAAACCGGCGCTCTCTATGAGTTGTGCGAATGGTATCGCCGCATGTTCCCCGGCCGCTGGTTCAACGTCTATCAGAACATGCTTGCCGCGGCGACAGATGCGATCGACCCGACATTCCCCGGCATGACTGAGAAACAGGTTGCCAGCACCTATGGCGTGCTGCCATGGTCGATTTTCAATGGTGGCTCGTTCACGGGTTTCACCACCAACGCGCTGGTCTATAAAGGTACGTGGTCCGATGCGGCATTACCAACGGGTGGCAGCAGCATGGACTATTACATCCGGATCGGAGGCGGGACAGTCGGCAATATCATCTACAACAGTGGTGGAGTATGGGCTGAAAAGTCAATCGACCGCACGCACTTGAGCACTACAGGCGGGGCGGCGCTGACCAGCGGTGGCCCCGGATTTTCGAATATTCCTGCCAGCACTGGCCTCGCGGGCATGCTGCTTAATAATTACTTTTTCTGAGGTGAAACATGGGAATTGCAACACCGCTTTACGGTGCAAATTTTACTGACCCGCGCATGCCAATTTTTTATCCCTATCCGGGTCTGAATGCTGGTTCGCTGGCACTGCTGGATGCGTACATGCTGCCGGAAGATTTCAACCTGGCGGCTACCGGAACGGATATTACCACCACGCCGAATCTTGCTGCTGTCCCGGCAGCTACGTTGACTGGCGTGGCACAGGCCGATCTGGTTTTCAAATACTCCAACACGCTCACCAGTGCTGAGGTGAAATTTGAACGTACGCCAAAACTGGGTATTCACGGCATCGTGTCGCAGGTGAATCAGGTGGCCGGGCATCTGGCCCGCTTCCGTTGTCCCGGCATTCTGCCGTACATTGTGGCGCATCAGAGCGACCACCAGTTCGCCGTGTTCGTGCATCACCGTATCACGCGCGATAAGCCGTCATCAACGAGCCAGAACCCTGTAGAAGTGTTGATGTCGCATAACTCAGCTCCGTCTAATAACAAACTGCTGATTGCGAATCTCGACGGCGGTCTGACGGGATCTGCTGTACTGAAATCGACCGCATCAGCGAAAACCGGCACGGACATGGTCGCGGACACGGCCTATTACGATCATATCGTGTGGGGATCGCCAAGTGGTTTCGGCAGTCTGCTGAATAACCTGTGCCGCTCGTACGTGCTGTACCGCCTGCACATTGTCGATCTGACAGCGGCAGGCATGACGATGGCTGAAGCGACGGCGGCAGAGCAGGCTGTTTTCAGCCGCCGCTTTAGCGCTGGTGGAAAATATTACGGCGACACAATCCCAACAAATCCTTCTGCATTTCCGTAGCAGCTATTGATCTGCCTTTAAAGTACAACTACTGTATATAAAAACAGTACGTATCGGAGGGCAGATCATGCTTCGACAGTCAGCCACCGCCGCGGCGTTCCGCGAGTCGGTATTGCGCAACGCCAAAGGCTACCAGTACCTTCACACCCGTGACTTCGTTTCAGCGCTGCGCCGGCGCGCCATCCACTTTACCGAGGTGGAGGCGAACTCCTGGATCGCACGCGAGCAGACGTATTTCGTCGATAAGACCCCGGACCATAGCGAAAACAGGCTGTGGATGATGGCAGAGATGGAACGAGAGCTGATCGTCGAGCGTACCCGCGCCGGTTTAGCCGCAGCGAGGGAGCAGGGGAGAGTCGGTGGCCGTCGCAGGGTAATGACTGAAGATGTGGTGGAGCAGTGCCGCAGAATGCTGGAGAACGGCGCTACCCGGCAGCAGGTAGCCGATGTGATAGGTGTAGACGTGAAAACAATCTACAAGTACCTCCCGGCGACTTGA